ATCTTGCGTCTACTGGCCAGACGAATGCTAACGTCACTACAGCGAACGCTGCTAGCATCTCGACCCTCACTACGAATCTCGCTGCCACGGGCCAGACGAACGCCAATGGCATCACAACGCTGACCACAAACCTTGCGTCTACAGGACAGACGAACGCTAACGTCACTACAGCGAACGCTGCTAGCATATCGACGTTGACCACGAACCTTGCGTCTACGGGCCAGACGAATGCTAATGCGATTACATCGCTTCAGCCGGGTGGCTCGAATACTCAGATTCAGTTTAATGATAGCAGCAGCTACGGTGGAGATTCCGACTTAACTTGGAATAAAACCACCAACATATTAACTGTAAATGGAACCGGGGTTTTTGACAGAATAGGAGTAAATGATTCAACCCCAGATGCAATGCTAGATATTACGTGTAGCAGCGCCAGCACCAAGGGCCTAATCGTTGAGGGGGCCGCAAGCCAATCTGAAAACCTGATCGAGGGCCTTGTGAGTAATGGGACAGTTGCGTTTAAAGTTGACGCCGGTGGCGACATTACTTGCCAAAGCGTAACTGCTACCGGCGTCAACCTTACCATTGGCAGGTCTTCAGTTAGTCCTACAATTAGGGTTGCCGATGGAGGCAACAATCTTAATATTCGAAATCTTAACGCAGATAAAGATATCAATGTAGATATTGCCGAGAGTGGTAACTTTTTCCAGATCAGGACTAAAGATGGCGGCACCACCACTACGCGAGTACAATGGGAAGATACTGGAAAGCGGCGAGATAAAGCAGCTAGTTATGCAGACATTAAAAACAACGCTGACGCAACTACTGTCACCTTCGACTTAGATGTGGCGAATGTTCACCAAGTTACGCTCGGGGCAGACAGAACCTTTGCAGTAAGCAGTCCGTCTTCGGGGCAAAGGTTTATGATTCGGGTACTCCAAGACGGGACAGGAGGCCATTCGGGCACTTGGTTCAACACGATCAAGTGGGCTGGTGGCGCCCCTCCTGTGCAGCCTGCCGCTGGCCATGCAAACGAAGCGTCACTCTACGGTTTCTTATGCGTCGGAACCAATACCTATGATGGATTTGTAATAGGAACAGGAATTATATAATGACACAATACGCAAGCCCAAATACTGATGTTTTAGATGGCGCGTGGACAAACGCTGGAGGTGGTCAGGGTGCGCTCAATTCAAATATCAGGAAAGGCACCGGGGACAGCAACTTCATCATTTCTGAGCACACGATGTCAGATGACCCCGACCTATGCAAGTTTGGATTACAGAACCCAGATGACCCATCTAGTGACGCCGACCATATAGTAAGATATCGTGCCATTGCCGGTGTTATGTTCGGCGGCCCACCACCCCTAATTGTTGCCCTCTATCAGGGTAGTAGCGGAGTCAGATCAGTCACCAACAATAGCGTAAACACAAGCACCCTCACTGACTACAGCTTTACCCTAACCACTGCCGAAGCTGCGTCTATAGGTGACTATGACGCTCTACAGCTATGGATTACAAGAGATGCGGGGGTGATGGGAGATACCATGAAGTTGACTGAAGCATATTTTGAGTGCCCGGACGCTTCGGCACCCGCTGCTGCTGCCCCCGCACCAGTGCATCCATCAGCGTTCTTAATGTTTTTAGATTAGAGAGAATATGCTATGTTTGGATTTAGCTCATTTAGCCAGACCCCTCTCAGCACCCTTCCCGGCGGCACCGTCGTTGTACTTCGTAGCGTTCCAATAGAAATACGTGCTGGAGAAGTCATTGTTCTTAACAATCTTCCTGTTGAAATTATAGGAGAGAAAAGTGTTCCGCTACCCCTAAAATGGGTATTAAGTGGCAGGGGAACCCAATGGACTCTGAACTTACAAACATTAAGCTGGAAAATTGATGCCCAGAACCTAAAATGGGACATTAAATAACATGAGCGTAGCAAGTGCTGACTTAGTAATATATATGGCTTCAAACAAGCCAACTGACGACTCAAGTACCGCCGGGGGTGACATTAATAGTTATATAAGAGCTACTTTTGATGATCCCTCATCAGCAGCAACTGTTAAATTTGTAAGCTCAAGTGCATTAGATACACAAGATATAGCGATAACTGGTAGAAATGCGGGAGGTTCCATTATAAGCGAAAACTTAACGCTTGTTGGAACAACCCTTGTAACAACCTCGAATGTATATGAAAGAATATTAACCTGCGTTTTGTCATCAGGGGCGGCAGGGGTTATTACAGCGAGTGGAAATGGAATCAACAAAATCACAGACATCCCTGTTGGCGAAAGCGGCTTTTGTAGACCATTTTACGATGCGACATCTAATATCAGTACTACCAAAACCCTTTATGACAAAGTTTTTGTAAAGAACAACAATTCCAGCAGCGCCCTAACTAGCGCTACAATCATCGAAGTAAGTAGTGGTCAATATGATAAGATTAATTTTGCAATTGAAGACTCAAAGAAATCGGCTCAAACTATTACAAATAGAACAACCTCGCCCACTGGTGTTACCGGAGGGTTCGGCACTGGACCCAGCGGAATGGTAGGCGGTGCATTGGCAGCCGCAGACTATCAAGGGGTTTGGTTGAAATTAAGTATGGGGGCTGGAGACGCTTCAGTTAATAGTTTTTATCAAGTTCAAATTTCTGGTATAACGGCATAATTATGGCATTAACAGCAAATCAACGACTGTGCAAGCAGCCCGCCGAAACACGCCAGTTCTCCATGGACTTCACCAGTGTTCTGGCGGCTGGAGAATCTATTACTTCGATAAGCTCCCTATCTTCTGAAAAGGTTGGCGGCTATGCTACAGACTTAAGTATCACCTCTTCTGGAATCTCTTCCGACGCAAAAAGTGTCACTATGTATATTGCTAGCGGCACCCTAGGAAGCACATACCGTGTAGAGGTATTGGTAAATACAGACTCCTCTCAAATTATTGAAGGGGATGGCACCTTGTACGTAACGGATCAATAATATGGCAACATGGCAAAATACTAGCTTAATAATGCTACGCACCCTGCTAAACGATGCAGGATGTGATTCTGTAAGGTATCCGCCGCAAAGGCTAGAGGACTTACTAATCACTTCAGCCTATTTACTTCCCTTAGAGGTCAATTTCAAGACTGACTATGTAGTAAATGTTGAGAGTAGAACTATAACGCCTGATCCTGTCGCTCAGACAGACGGAGATGAGTTTATAAATTTGATGGTCCTCAAATCTGCGTGCATTGCTGACGAAGGCAACTTTAGAACGGCTGCCTTAGCCCAAGGGGTTACGGCTCGTATAGGCCCAGCAGCATTGCAGACTAGCAGTTACGGGCAATATTTAGGAACTCTTCTAAATGAAGGACCGTGTAAGGCTTATGCCAGATTAGTAGAGTTGTATAACATGAGCTATGACGGCTCTAAAATTATTCGAGCGGTCATGTCTCCCTTCGTTGCCAATGACTATGATCCACGCAATATGCTTGGCGGCATTGGCTTGGCTAGCAATGAAGGCTTGGGGGGTACGTATCCTAGATATTAAGGGGTGAATTATGTCTGACGTTATTACATATGCGATGTCGGGGGCTGGTCCATATCAGTCTACGACTATCAATAATGGTGGAGTGGTAGTATCATCTCCACGAGGGAGTGGCTTTTTAGATACCAATTATGCTTTTGGGGCCGGATATGCTGGGGCAGATACACTTGCCTCTACACTACCTGCTACAGGCACTGTATATGACACATACAATAATGCCTTTACAGGCTGTCCTCCCTGCTCTTAATAGTGGTGTTTAAATGGTTAATCCATTCAGCGGTATTATAGATAGCAATTTTAAAACGATTTTCAATAATGCAATTTCTGCAATATTGGAGAACGACGCTCTGACTATCGGATGTACGCTGGAATACGGAATTACAAAGTACGAAAATTGTGTCAATTGTGTTTTTGATCCTATAGGAAGAAAGTCTTCTAATAGATTCCAAGACGGAGGCCCTGTTCCATTTCCCTTTGCAGGCATCTGTCCTCTCTGTAACGGTGCAGGCAAAAAGCCCATTACAACTTCTGAGAATGTCAATTTAGCAGTTATTTTTGAACCCAGAGAATTTTTGGGAATATCTACTCCTGTGAATACTGCCGATGGCCTCATACAAACCTTAGCCAAGAAGGAACTCACCCCTAAGCTCCGACGAGCTAAAGAAATTATAGTAGCCACCGAAGTTTCTGGATTCTTTAGTCACAGATATGAAAGAGTTAGTGAACCAACACCTATCGGGTTGGGTAACAACGAATTCGTTCTGTGTACTTGGAAGAGAATCGGCTAATGGAGTTATTTGTTGGTGTCAAATTAGAATCAGGCTTTGCTGGAGAATTTAGTAAAAATGTTATAAAAGAGATGGCTAAAAAGATTAAACAAAAAGCAGACGTTATTAGGACTACAATTACAAACGATCTTAGAAAATCTGTTAGAGAATCATTGATTTCAACTCCCGAGTATAGATCTATATTGCAAGGTAAATTGCGAGGTGAGCTAGGAATTCCGAATTCGGACGTGAGAATTATTACAATTATTGACACATGGGTGAACAATATTTCGGTGAAAGTTAAGGCGGGTAAAAACCCCTTTTTATTAATAGATATCGGCATCATCAAAGATGATTATCTCGACGTTCTATCATTACCCCAATCCTCTTACACGTATGAAGGTCGTCGCGGACAGGCAATAATACCTTGGCTGAAATGGCTTTTATTAGAAGGCGATAAAAGAATAATTACAAAATATGAATTTACTAGCGCAATTACTAGAAACAGTCGTACCGGAATGGGAATTATGATCAGTAAGCAAAAGGGGGCTTGGCAAGTTCCTCCTGAGTATTCAGGAACTTCTGTAGACAACTTTGCTACAAGAGCACTGGGCAATATTGAATCTGTTATTGATGACATAGTAGAAAGAGCAGTTAAGGGTAGTTTACAATGAGTTCTGATATCTCTACTAAATTCCAGCATGTATCACAGGTGGGGAACACCCTGCTGAACTCCGAGTTAGAGTCTAACTTGAAGAGCTTTCTTGATTGGGGTTTTTTGGGAATCGGAGGATGGTTTAATGTAACAATCCCAACATCTGGCGCATGGGGAGGCACGTTTGATCAGCTAAGGCTCGTTGACGACCCTTCTTATACTAAAGGCCAAGTCTGGGAAACGGCACGAAAGGATTGGGTATGGGAAACTGACACTCAGTATACTGGCGGGAGTCCCATTCCTATAACCGGAGTGTCTATTAATGGAGCCTTCTATGGCACGGGCGATGCCACATACCCTCATCATTACAATTATCCTTTAGGAAGAGTTGTTTTTGACAGTGCCATACCTGTTACTTCTGCTGTGAAACTTAATTATAGCTACAGAAATGTGCAAGTTTATGTTGCCGATCAAGCGCCATGGTGGGACGAGCTTCAATATAATTCGATGCGTGTTGACGACCCAACCTTTGATCAGATTTCATCAGGCAATTGGGGTATTTTGTCAAATCATCGCGTTCAAATGCCAGCAGTGGTAGTCGAAACAGTCCCTAGAAGAACTTATCAACCCTATGAGCTTGGCAATTCCTCAAACTTTATTACGCAAGATGTCTTATTTCACATTGTAGCAGAATCAAGATGGTGGAGAAATCAATTAGTAGATATCATCTCTGTACAAAAAGATAGCACATTAATGCTTTACGATTCTAATAAAATAGCAGACTCCGGTGCCTATCCCTTAGATTACAGAGGAATGGTAGTGGCTCCTGAGAATAATTATTCTGGACTAACTAATACGCCAGCTTATCAATTTACTACAGCAAGAATTACAAGCATGGGAGTGTCAGAGATGGAGTCTTATAACTCTAGACTTTATGAAGGTACTGTCAGAGCGAGTTTTGAAGTTATTTTCTCATGATGGTGTATCTTTAAGTAGGTTTCCCCATGCCCAAAAGTTAAGAATTTCCTAAAAACAGGAGAGATTTCATGGCTAATAGAATTTATTTTGCGAACCAGCAGCTATCATTTAGACGAGATGGTGCGGCTGGAACAGCGCAGTGGTATCCGGCCCACGGTGTTCAGTCCGTAGCCGTGACTACTACTTTCAACCTTGAGCAGGCATTCGAACTTGGTCAGTTGGCTATTTATGAAAACATCGAAGGCGTGCCCGATATCGAAATGACCATGAGTAAGGTGTTGGATGGTTATCCCTTGCTCTATCACCTTGCAACCCAACAAGATGCCGTCGTTGGGGAGCACCGTACTCCGACACTTGCCGGTCGCTCGAATGCCAAGTGCCTTGTAGCATTAGGTATTTGGCCCGATACGCAAGATAGTGCCAGCGGCAACCCAGTGCAACAGATGGAAGCCTCGGGTATGTTCTGTAGTGCTGTCACCTACAACTTCCCACTTGAAGACAACTTCAGCGAAGATCTTACCCTCGTGGGTAACAACAAGGGATGGCAGCAGGGTATCACGGCAGGCGCCATCGACTGCACGAATCCCGGTTGGGCGATGGCTCATGAAACTGGTGCATTTCCCGACAACAATGATGCTCCCATCGGTACTGGTGGCATTAACCGTCGTGAGAACCTATCGTTCGCTGCAAGTTCCGCAGACTTGGCAGCGGCAGCTACTGGATTTGACTATACCAGACTTCCGAGTGAAATTCCGGGCGTAGACACCAATGGCTGGCTGAATCCCCGGCAGAACTCCGCGAACGAGGTTCACCTTCAGAGTATTACCGTTTCGACAGACTTGGGTCGTGAAGAACTATTCGAACTGGGTACGCGACAGCCTTATGCTCGCGTTGTAACTTTCCCGGTTGAAGTGACTTGCGATATCGAAGTTCTCTCGATTAGTGGTGACTTGATTAACGCCTTTGCTGATGGCTGTAGCACGTCTACTGATCCTTGCACGGGTATCGTGGACAATCTTAGTAACCAGACGATTCGCCTTGCAACCTGTGAGGGATTGCGGGTCTTCCTTGGCACTAAGAACAAGCTAGCCTCAGTCAACTATGGTGGAGGTGACGCTGGTGGAGGTAACGTTACTGTTAGTTACAGTTATACTACCTTCAACGACTTTACCGTTCTGCATCGTCAAGACCCAGATGCCTCCGGTCAGGCGTGGTGGGATAACCGTCAGGCTTATCTAGCGTAATATGAAAGAGTAGTTAGTTAAGATAATCTGGGGGGAGAGGTTTTTGCTCTCCCCCCATTTTGTCAGCAGTAAGGCGATAGCCTTGGCAAGCAATAAAGAATAAGGATTTAGGCGAGTTTTCACTGCTGGCTTTTTTGGAGCACTAAATGGACGAGGGACGAAAGAACTTTTTGACCTATCAGATTATTAGTGGGTTAAAATTTATTACTATTGAAGGTGTCAGATACAAGTTAATTGCGCCTTCTGCGGAACTCAGGCTATTATCAGAGCATGTTTATCAGGAAACCTTTAGCTCTTTAAGGTTCGATAACTTTATCACCGACGAAAGAGCCGCTTTATTTCTTCGCAGCTTGGGCATTTGGGGTCCAGAGAACGCAGAGGCTTTAAAGAATTTGGAAAAGCATATAGAAGACAAAAAGGTTGAGCTATTCAAATTTTTATACAATTCAGATAAGCAGAAAAAAACTAGGCGTACTCTGGAGTATGCTAAAAAGTCTCTTAATAACGCCTTGATGAAAAAACATTCTTTGGACTACATGACCCTTAGCTTCCACGCGAGTTCGATTAAAAAACGATTTCTTACCGCGATGTGCCTAATAGGACCAGACAACAACAACGTTTACAATGAAGAAAGTTTTTGGAATTCCGATTCTTCGGTATTAGAACAGGCTACAAGCTTCTTAGAAATGGATATAATAACAGTAGAGAGTATTAGAGAATTAGCCCGCAGCGACCCATGGCGTACAATGTGGAATCTAGGAAAAGAATCATGTTTAAAAGTCCGTTCCTCTGAATATACAGATGACCAGAGAACTTTAGTTACGTTTGCGAAGATGTACGATAATGCGTATCAGAACATGGAGTGTCCTCCAGACATAGTGTTTGAAGACGATGACATGTTTGATGGATGGCTGATTGATCAAAGAAGAGAAAGAGAAAAGGATCAAAAACAAAAACAGGTTGACAAGGTAGGTAATGTGCCAGATTCGGCGCAAGAGGTATTTGTCTTTGCACCAACTAGAGAAGACGCAGACAAAGTATATGATTTAAATACGCCAGATGCAAGGGTAAAAATACAGCAGAGACAAAAATTTATTGAAAACAACGAGTCCGTTGAAGCTAAAGACCTTCCTGATACCAAACTGGAATTGCGAAAGCAGCAGATTGAAGAATATAAGAGTAAACTTAAAGGAGGGAAATAGTATGGAGCATGAAGAAGAATATGTGAATTTTAAATACGAAGTCGATCACCGACGCTCAGATCAAGATGAAAAATACAAAGACAGTTCAAAGCGCAGACTTTTAAACATACTTAAAAAGAAATTCGATACGACGATTATAGGTTCTTTAGCTGCGTTTGAAGAGAGTTTTGGAGAGTTGTGGGGACATGGTCTTCCTTTACAAGAGCTAGATGAAGATCAAATGTTTTGGAGAGATGCGTGGATGGAGACAAGATCAAAAGTATTAGATAATGGCAATTCTAACTTGAGAGCCGCGCAGAATGAGATTGCGCAGTACACCTTTTCTTGGAATCGCTATGTAACACGTTTTTATAACAGGAATAATGAGGAGTCTTAAAATGCCTGAAGAAACCACACAAAAAAGAAATTTTGATGTTGATGGTGAAACGTATGCAGTTCGCGTGCCTACGGTCGAAGAGATCAAAGAAGCAAACGAAATGCGTGCCAAAACCTTTAATGAGGCTCTGAGTAGAGGCGATCTGCTTAGAGATCAACTGGAAACAGAGCTACGACGAAGAAAGCTTTGGAACGACAAGCGTGAAGAGGAATATCAAACCCTGCGTGCAGAAGTACTGGATGGAGAATACAGACTGCAAAAGGGTGGTGTGAGGCTGAGCAAGGCGCGAGCCATAGCACTGGAGATGTTAGAAAAGAGAAACAAGATGGTTGAGATGCTTTCTGCTCGCACCGATCTAGACTCTAATACGTGCGAAGGGAAGGCCGATGCGTCCCGCTTTAACTTTCTTTTCTCTTGTTGTTTGGTGTATGATGATAGCGGAGATCACTATTTTCCCAATAAACTTGACGACTATTTATTAAATCAAGATGACCCGGTTGCGCTCGCAGGAGCTAGTGAATTCTATTATCTGATTTCGGGAAGTGACAGCGTTGACAATAGATTGCCAGAGAATAAGTTTCTGAAGAAGTTCAAATTTGCTGATCAAGAATTACGATTAATTGACAGCGACGGTAGACTGATTACTAAAGAAGGTAAGCACGTTGATGACAATGGAAACTTTGTCAAATGGAATAAAGACGGCACTTCCACCAAGGTCGATCCTGTGGGTAGGTCGGTTACAGAAGATGGAGATTTTGCAGTAAAGCATGCTCCATTTTTAGACGATGGAGGGAAACCTATTGACGAAACTGAATTTCCAGACGAGGTTGCAGAAGAGACTTCAGAAGAGACTTCAGAAGAAGCAGATGAAGAAGTAGAAGTAGAAGAGGCTGTAGAGAAGAAGCCTTCCGAATCAAAGCCAAAACGAAGAAAAAAGAAAGCCGTAAAGACTGAGGCAACAGAAACCGAAGTAGAACAGTCTAGCGATTAATTTAGCTCTCGGACAGTGGTCATGCCGGAAACAGTTTTTCATCTGTTTGATGGTGTGGCCACTTTTTGTATGTAGACGTTAGAGATCAGCGATGGCTTTCAACATTAATGCCCAGATTATTCTGCAAGGCCCCAAGAATATTAAGGCCGTCACTAAGCAGATACAAAAGCAGCTAGGGGGCATTAGTGCTACCATCAAACTGGATATTCCGAAGGACGTGTCTAGGCAGTTAGGGGACTTTACTAGGGGGCTAGAAGGCCTTACCAGAGGCTTGGGCGAACTGAGTCGTACTACAACGCGAAGCGTGTCTGATCTTAAAAGCGTGGGCAAAGAGTTTGATTCTCTTAAGAGGACGGGGGCCGAAGTCTCCAAGAATCAGGCTGCTGTTCAGAAATCCTTTTCTAAGACGGGAGATGCTGCTCGCCAAGCCGGAAGTGAAATAGAGCTATTCGGTAAAGATGCGGCCTTAGCTATTAGAAGATTCACTGGCTTTACACTTGCCACGGGTATTGTCTTTGGTTTTGTTAGGGCGGTTCAGGCTGCAACGTCAGAAGCAATAAACTACGAAAGACAAATTGCCAAGGTTATACAAGTAACGGGGGCTAGCGCAAGAGAGATAGATGGTTTAAATTCTTCTATCACAAAGCTCTCCACATCTCTTGGTGTTGATGCTAATAAGCTAGCAGAGTTGGCTCGTATTTTCGCTCAAACTGGCCAAAGTCTGGCAGAAGTCAAGTCCTCTTTACGTGCAGTTGCCAGATCTAGCCTAGCTCCTTCTTTTGGAGAAATGACTAATACGGCAGAAGGCCTCATTGCGGCCTTAGCCCAATTTAATATTGCGGCTAAAGATTCAGAAGCAGTCCTTGCCAGTATTAACGCTGTTTCTAAGAGCTTTGCAGTTGAGGCAGAAGATCTAATTTCTGTTATTAGACGTGCCGGTGGTGTATTTTCAGCGTCAGCTAAGAACCTAGACGACCCAAAACAGTCCTTAAATGAATTAATCGGTATCTTTACCGCTGTCAGATCTACTACTCGTGAAAGCGCAGAGACAATCGCAGTAGGCTTGCGGACAATTTTTACCCGCATCCAAAGACGCGGAACGATTGAATTTCTAAAGCAGTTTAACATCGAGCTAGTAGACGCCAAGGGAAACTTTATTGGACTCTTCCCTGCTTTCCAAGAATTAGCAAGAGGTTTAAATGACATTGTTAAGAGTGGGGACGCTCTTACGCTTTCAGCGATTACTGAAGAATTGGGCGGTGTTCGTCAGGTCGGCAAGCTGATTCCTGCCATTACTAATTTCAATAAGGCCTTAGCGGCTACCAAGATTGCTGGAGAAGCGGCAAAGGCAGGTCTTGGAAAAGATGTAACAATAGGCTTGAAGCCTCTTGGTAAACAGCTTGAGTTATTGCAGGAACGATTCAGTGCCCTTATCCGTACAATCACTGATTCCAAGACGTTTCAGGGGCTGGCCAAGGTAGCACTCTCTCTGGCGAATGCCTTCTTGAGCGTGGCAGAAACACTTACTCCTATATTGCCCCTCATCGCCACCTTAGCAGCGGTTAAAATTTCGAAGGGGATATTTGAATTCGGAAAGGGTTTCGTTGGTGGTCTTAAAAAGGGTGGTGGGGCTGGAGGTCTTGGAGAAAGGATAGCGGGGGCGAGAGGAGGAGGAGGAGGCGCTGGTGGTGCTGGAGGAGGGGGCACTAGTAGGCAGGCATTAGCAACGGCTATTAATGGTAATGTTACCGCCCTGAATGCCAACACGAAGGCCACGAGGGATCTTCTGACCCGCCAACAGTTAATTTCAAAACAATTGATTCAGGTCATTGCGGGTCTTTCGGCTGGAGGGGGAAGTCGTCCGATTCCGTTTGCCAAGGGTGGTCCTGTTAAGGGGCCTTCCCATGCCAGAGGTGGCGTTCCGGCTATATTAGAGGGTGGAGAATATGTAATTCCAAAGGGATATGCGAAAGGAGGGGGGATTCTAGAAACAGATCCTCAAGCGGCAGGAATTATTACTGCGAAATTAATGGAGGGGGAAGACGAGAAGAGCCGAAAAGCTAAAAAAGGTAAAGTCAACGTAACGGTTAAAGATGTGGTTGATTACACATCAGGAGGGGTACAAAGCTTAGGTGACCAAGTTGGTGAGATTGCATCGCAGGTAGTCGAGAAGAAGATGGGGAAGTCGCGAAGCTTTGGCACAATAATAGAAGGGCTTGGAACTGTCGAGCAAGAAGCAGTTTTTGCGGGCGCTTTGAACTTGGGCGTAGAGGCAGCACTAACGAAAGCCGGTGACGCGATTGCGGCGACCGTTGGTGGTAGATTTACGGGGCTAGACGATGTTGACGAGTCATTTTACGAGAAGTTTGATAAGGGCTTTAAGGGCCAATTATTTGAAGATGTTATTAAAGGCTTTACTGGAGAGGGCAGCCAAGTTGATAAGGTCTTCACGGTTGAAGACATAGCCGGTGGATCGCCGTTTGACTACACCAGCGGCATTCCACAATTTAAGAATGTCTACCAAGAAGCCCAGAAACTAAAATATCTTGACGCAAAGCTCACGAACACTGCGGCGACGAAGTCAGGCATCTTCGAGAGTAAGATAGCCGGTCAGATATCGCAGGACTTATTCAAAGAGGTGACGGAGACGGCGGGAAGGGAACTTGGCAAGGAATTGAATCTCGGGGATATCAGCCTAAATAACAAGAAGCAGGTAGGCAGTGCGGTGCAGGCAGTCGTTGGCACGCTGTCAAGAAAAGAGATCGAAAGAAATCCGACTAAGATGCGGCAGTTGGGGATTCTCGTGGCCCCAACGAGTGCCAAACAAGCACTAAAGAAGATGAAGGATTTGCGAGCGGGGAACTTGGAAAGGATAAGGCCACAAAACAAGGCCGCTGGTGGCAATATCTTCTCCCGCAGAGGAACCGATACCGTTCCCGCGATGCTTACTCCCGGTGAATTTGTTATTAATAAATCCTCTGCTCAGTCAATTGGCTACGGCAAACTAAAGAAAATGAACCGTATGGCTCGTGGTGGTATTGTTGGTGGTGGACCGCAATATTTACAAGACGGTGGTACTGCGGGAAACATGACCGTTACTATCGCAGGAGGGATGGTTGAAGTAATAGGAGTTGTAGAGATTGGTGGCGGTCTAGATGCAGTTGTTACTGCCATAAATAATGTTGAAACTGAGATCGGCGGTTTGCAGGGCGGCACCGGGTCGGTTGCCGAGAAAGAGGTAGCGGCTGCTCCTGCGCAACAGGCTACTACCAGCGATGTCAATGAGACGGCAGTATCTGTAGATGCGGTGACGCTTGATGTAGCGATTGCCAAGAGTGGCCCCCTTGGCGTTGCTATTGATAATGTCGAGAGCGCAGTTCAGGAAGGCAACGATGTGCTCAGCCAGATATTAGCGGGCTTTGAAGCATCCGCCGAGGCAGCAGCACCTAAAGAACAGCCCAAGGAGAAGCCCAAGGAGAAGAAGAAAGTAGAGGCCGTAGAAGGCCCCACCGCTGCTGACACGGCAGAGGTTGAGGCGCTCTCGGCCGGTTTGGTCAAGGTCGTTGACGAGATGGACAGGTTTTCGAAAATTGTTTCAGAGCTTAAATTCCCTAAGAACTTAAACAAAGACCTCGTCGCTCTTACAAAAAATCTTAAGGACTTAGGCAAGAGCGCTGATGCAACCGGATCTGACCTTTCTGAAGTTGCTGAATCGCCCGGAGGGGCACCACCAGATACTGGAGAGTTAACTCAAAGTGCTAGCGATGCAGCCGCTGCTCTTCAAGCACTTGCAGAGGCAGCGGTTCTTGCTACTGAAGCAGGTGCGGAATTAGCAGAATCTACCGAGGACACTGCCGAGGCCATGGACGATGTATCAACGTCTAGTACGGAAGCTGCTGAAAGCGCTGAAGAGCTTGCTGACTCAAATGATGAGGCCGCTACCAGCGGGGCAGACATAGCTTCGGGGCTTGGCAATGCAGTGGGAGCTATTGGTGGAATAACGGCGGCTTTTGCTACCCTTGACTTCAGCAGCGCAGAGGGTACGATTTCTTCTGTTATAGCTTTAGGTTTTGCAGTTCAATCGGCAACGGCTGCAATTACCACTTTGGGGCCTGCTCTTGGAGGAATGACAGGAGTGTTCGGTCGGTTAACGGGTGTTACAGCAGCGGATGCGACCGCGCTGTCGGCCCACACTGCATTTCTTGAGGCTGACGCTGTGGCATCGGCAGCATCCGCAGCGGCTGAAGAAGCTGAAATTATAGCGAACCTAGCATCCACTAATGCGACAGTTGCGGCCACGCTCGCTGATGAATTCGGAACTGTTGCTGAGATTCAAGCTGCGTCTTCCTCTGCATCCCTCGCCGCTGCGAACGCCTTGGCAGCCCGTCAAAGTACAATCGCAGCAGCTTCCGATGCTGGAGAGGCTCTTGCTTCTAAAAC